TGGCGGATAAACGGCATATATTGAGCCGCGCCGTTGTTTCCGGTTATCCTGATCAATCTGCCGTCAGAAACAAATTCCTGTATCAACCACAAAAGCAGCTTGCCCTGCGTCTTGCGATAACGCCGCAGACTATCAAAAAGGACAGCCAAAACCGCCATAGCCTGACGTTTACGCTGTGCTTCCAGAACGCCCGGCTGTTCCGTGTCTTTCTGGCCCAAAAGCTCGAGATTTACCCCGGAGGCGTCCCTGATAGACTGTAGAGCAAACTGCATCAAATCAGGATAGCCAACCGGCATAGTCGGCTGAGGCTTTGGGATAATCTTCGCCCCATTGGCATTCGAGAGAGCGCCCTGCTTCATGTAAACGAAATTATCAGGCCGCGCCCACGTCTTCTCTGCTTCGCGCTCGTCCTCAAATGCGCCCTTCTCTACCAGCGCGCCGCCCTTGGCCGAGGTATTGAGGATATGCATAGTCTGGCTGAGCCATTTGTTGGCCCACGCCTGCGGATCAAGCATAGACCGAACAAGGCCGTAATACGTTCCCTTGTTCCGATCGCGGTAGCCTGTAATCGCGTTATAGGAGAAATGGTCCCCGTAGGGAGCCTTCTCAGGCTCGGCAAGCACCTTCTGGCCCAACCATGCCCGGAAATACTTCCGGCGCGTCTGACGGGCCATTCTGGGCGGTTCCTGGCCTAGTTCCTCAAAGCGGGCCAGAACAGTCTCGATCTGATCCTCGGTCAGGAACTCGGTCCCCATTGGCCCGGCGACGGCATAAATCGTTTCCCGTTCCCACCACTGGCATTCGACAATGGTTATCAGGTCCGTATCGCTGTCGTTGTTGCCGCCCTTGGTAGGACGATAGAACCGGGCTTCCTGCCGCGTCTCGTTGGGATCGCCCTTGCTATCGAAATTGGCCCATTTGGCGTCGAAGTCCTCGTCCGGCGTATCAGGATCGGCACCGACCAGCGCCTCGGCCTCATCCAGCGGAACCTTCTTCACACGCCAGATACGGCGCGCGTCCTCAATATTCCTCTTTTTAGCCGCCGCGTCCCAGAACATTTCGAGCGGATCGACCCGTTCCAGAACAGGCGCACCGTCGGGATCGGACTCAAAATCAAAGCGGGTTTCCGTCCAGCCCATGCCGCAACAGAGGCAGTCCCAGAAAGCATCGCTTTCCTCGTCCTCGCCGTTGCACTCGTCCCGGAACCATTTCGCAGTGGCAGTCAATATTTCGTCAGCCATAGCATCGCCCGGTTCACGAGGCAGATACCGGACTTCCTGTCTGTTTGTTACCTCTGTGCCGCTTACAGCCGAGATAACAGGCGCTATGCGATTAAAAGCCACCACCGGGCGCATTTGCTCGCGGAGCGTGGCCATGTCTTCCGCCGACCACTGACGGCCCGCGACAAAATCAAACTCATTCTCAGCCTGACGCCGCCAATCCTCGGAATGGCGCTTGTCCATAAGAAACCACCGCTTCAGACGGCGGAATAGCTGGTCCCTGTCCAGATCAGACGCATTTTGCTTGTCGTCAGAGGACGTGGCCGAAGCCTTATCATCATCCTCAAATGTGCTGTCGTCTATCACTAGGCAATCATCCAGCTTTTATCGCTTGATCGTGAGCCGTAATCCGACCACCGATCCTTGCGTTCTCTTATCTCAGGCTCAGCCCAGCCAGCGGCAAAGTATCTGAATGCATCGGACCCGTGTGAGGTCCAATCATGCAACGGATTATTGCGCCAGATTTTATTGCGCTCATCCCAATCCCGGCGATACTGCCATAGGCACTCTACGCCGCGCTTGGTCTTCTGTTCATCAAACCAGCAGCGATCCAGTAGTCTACGAACAGCATTAATGCCGTCATTGACGTTATGCTGCTGGACGACCTGAACCTCTGTAATCCCAAGGTTACGCAGCGTCTCTAACCGGCTTTTCCCGGTGGACAACTCGCGCACCTGAATATCGTGCGGGAAATAATGCGTCCCGTAAACGTAGCCCTTGTCCTTTAAGACCTTGGCGTATTCGTCCAGACCGCAACCGCTGTCTTCGTGATAGTCTATTACCCGGACCTCTCGTCCGACGACCTGAATAAACCAGATCGCTGTGCTATCAGATACGCCCAAATCCCAAGCTGTATGAACCGCAAGGCCGCGTTCATAAGGAACTTTTCCAATCCGGCTTTCCTCACGAACACGCTTTAAAGCGTCCGCGTAATAAGCGCCCTGAATGGCGGCAGTTGGATCACACTCAAATTCTGCGGCATACTGGTCAACGGACATAGCCCGCTTGGCGTCTTCCAGTTCTTGCGGGTCAAGAATACCCGTTTCAGATGCCCGTAAAACCGCAGAAAACCAATGTTCAGGATCAGTCTGTGCAGTTTCATAAGCCTGCCACAACTGGTTCTTGCCCTTCACCGTCCCAATAATAGTGGCCCAACCCTTACGGTCAGCCAGAGCAGGACGAATAACCTCGCCCCATAATTTCGTGGGCATGTCGGCAAATTCGTCAAGAATTACGCCGTCCAACGCCAAGCCGCGCAAACGATCAAAGTTATCGCCACCATACAGGCTAATACGCGCGCCGTTTATAAGGTCTACTCTTAACTCGCTTTCGTTTGGCGGTCCCGCCAGAACCGGCCTTGCGAAAGATTTGAGATAGTCCCACGCGACTGATTTCGCCTGCACGTAATACGGCGCAATATAAGCAAAGCGCCCATTTGACTGCTTGCACCTTAAAGCGTGATCCAGCGTGTCCATAAGACATGCGACAGTCTTCCCGGCCCTACGATGGGCAATGACAACAGACCAACGCTGCGTGCGTGTATGGAACGGCACAAATGGAGGCCGAGGCCGGTAATCGAAATTAATCTCCGGCATTCGGACGCGGAACGCCTGTGTTAATCACGATCGGACTGTTTTCTATTCCGCCATGCTCAAGGCGGCTTGTGTCTTTCCAGCCGAGACGGGTCTTGGTCCAGAAAATTGCAGCCGCTGTAGAGCGAGGGTCGTCTTTAGTGGCTTGGCGGAACAGATTGCCCACAACCATTGCGTGAGCCTTTGCGCCGCCAGACTTTAGCTCGTCGCGAAAATACTTACGCAGCGTCTCGTCAGAGCAGCCAATCGCGTATGCAATTGCGTCTTGCTGAAAGCCGCCCGCCGCCATAACGCTCACGATCCGGCGCTGATCTTCCGTTGGCTCAAAGCGTGGCCGACCGCCCTTGTTAATTTCCGGCTGATCTTCCACTCTTTACCTCGTTAAACTTTTCACCAGTGGCCTCTAGCTTGGCGTCCATTCCGGTGAAGTCCTGCCAACGCTTTACGGCAACATCGACATAAGCCGGGTTTAGCTCGATTGCGTAGATGTGACGGCCTGTCATCTCGCCAGCAATTATCGTCGTTCCAGAGCCGCTAAAAGGCTCGTAAACCGCTTGTCCGGGGCTGCTGTTGTTTTCTATCGGGCGCTTCATGCACTCGACGGGCTTTTGCGTGCCGTGGCCGGTTTCTGACTTGCGAGGCTTTTCAATTTGCCAAAGCGTTGTTTGCTTGCGGTCTCCAGCCCAATGTGCGGTCGCGCTTTTCTTGACCGCATACCAACACGGCTCGTGCTGTGAATGATAATTGCCGCGAGACATCACAAGCTGCGACTTGCCCCAAATAATGAGGTTTCGCATTTGGAAACCGCAAGATAAAAGGCTATCAGCCACAACAGGCGAAAACCTATCCGCGTGCCAAACATACGCTACGTCGCCGGGAAATAACGCCCACGCCTCGCGCCAGTCAGCTTTGTCGTCGTTAAGAACCTTTCCCATCGCCGCCGTGCGGTCGCTGGCCCCTGCGCGAACGCGCCATTCAGGATCATATTCAACGCCATAAGGCGGGTCCGTCACCATCAGGTGCGGCTTAACCGGCCCGAGCAGCTTGCCGACGCAATCCGCGTCCGTGCTGTCGCCGCAGATAATCCGGTGATTGCCAAGCACCCAAACGTCGCCAAGGCAACTAACCGGAATTTCCGGTGCGTCCGGCACATCGTCCGGGTCAGTCAGCCCCGCCGTCTTTTCGGCCAGCAGATCGGCTATCTCGCCCTCGCCAAAGCCGGTGAGGGAAATATCAAAATTCAGCGCGCCAAGATCGC